ATCCAAAAGAAAGAGAAGTTGGGATACCGGGGCTCGAACCCGGACTCAAGCGGTTATAAACCGCACGTTTTAACCAGTTAAACTATACCCCAATACAAGCTCCTCACCCGTTAATAAAACTACTTACTGTTGCGAAGCCATCCAGGCCTCTGCATCATTCTTGTCTCGGAAGCGGGCTTGCCATACTCCGTTTAGGAATACATCATAACCCTTGCTCGTGTCAGGCCGCCACGGGCACACTTCCCATTGATCCTCCTTGACCTCTTCTACCAGATCCCAGTCCTGTTCCACCACAGAATCCATTTTGCCGTTCTCGTGGTAGTAGCAAGTATAGGATTCGGCGAAGTTACCTATATCGATGATTCCTATGAATAGAAAGGCCTTGAAATGGGGGTCTTTGTTCTTTTCCACCAGGACCTCGTGCTTACCGTCACGAGTCTTGTAGGTCTTACCAACTTCCAGGAAGGAGGACCAAATGCCGACCAAATCGTCATCGCTTTGAACGTTTGTCAAAACTCTTCCGTCCGCATAGACATTGGTGATACATTTGTGGGTCAGAGCATCGAAATAGTTCCACAGATTATACTTGGCCGGTTTGGCATAGACTTTGATTCCGGTGCGGGTTTTGTAGAAGACGTTTTCTTTTAGTTGCATGGTTTTAATATAATTGGGTTTTGCTGGAATTACTAGGCCATCATCAGTCAATGTTCTGCGCCCATTGAACAGGACTAATATCCCCGGTCGATACGTCCCCGCCTATTTCCCCAATACTATTCCGAATAGGTTCTCCAAAACTTTCATCCGGGAAGCCAAGGAGATTAGCGGCATATGTGAGCCGACAACAATTGAATAGGGCCCCAAAAGCATCCAATTCCCTTTGAGACTGAAACTCAATATGGATACTTACAGGTTGGAATTTAACAGGTGAGGATGTAACTTTCATGCTATTATGATATAACGTTTACTAGGGAATTACTAGATGGAAAAGGAGGGGGCTTCGATTTCTTTTTGCACGGTGAAGGCACGCCGTTTCTTTTCTTCTTGAGCTTCCTTCTTGGGAGACTTCACGGTGATCCGGATGCTCAGGGAGTTGTAGTGCTGGGTTCCGTCCTTCCAAATCCAACCAGGCGAACAGGGACACATGGAGCAACCAGCATGGCGGCTGTGTTTGGCTTCCATCACCGAATGGGCAATCAACCCATCCCGGACGGCCCGCTTGATGACGTCCATTTGCATGGTGACTTCTTTCCGGTTATACCGTTTCCATTCCAGATCATTGGCGGCATTCTCTCCCTTGATCCCATAAGGAGGAACCCGGGTAATGCCTGTATATGGGAGCTCTTCGGGTGACCAAGGAAGAGAGACATAAACCCGGGAACCCCTCCGTCGCCCGTCCCTTTCCTTGGAAGGACTGGTGGTAACTTCCAGGGTGCATTGCTCTTCGTAATACTGAATGGTGGCTGTTTTGGTGACTTTCATATAAGAAGATTAGCTGGTTTTGAGGGAAATTGGAACCTTTTTCTCTATAAGGATCGCTCTCTAGAAGTCGTTGATTGGGAAGTAGTTACAAAAACCGGCCCTTTATTTTGAGTGTTTCATTCCTCGAGCATAGAAACCATGGACTAGCACGAAGAGAAACAGGAGGATAAAGAGCAGGAACAGGTCCTTGATAAAGAGCACTAGACCTAGTAGGAATAACAAGGACAGGAATATGCGTAAGATGAACAGAATCATAGGGTTAGTCAGCCATTTCGAATTTCATAGCCAACAATATAGGCGGTTTAATAGGGAAAGACTAGAAGCATTTTGAGTGGGAGGTTCCCCGCTATCCCAGCTATACTATTTAAAGAATAAGGTAAACGGCGAGCCTCGACCGCACAAACCAGGGCGAACAGGAGATCAAACTCCGAGGATAGGGGACCGGAGGCTGCCCAGATTCTACGGTATATTTTGCCGGGAAAGGCAACACCCAAATACCCCTAACCCCCTAAGGCTCAAGTAGTTATCAAGGGGCCTTAAGGGTGAGAAGGGTGGGAGGAATGTGGTAGGAATGTGGTAAGAATGTGGGAAAGTAACCAGAATAAGATATTACCACCCCCTTCTACTGCCAGAATAAGATATTTCTGTTCTGTAATTAAGATATTTCCCACTCTATCTGTTCTGTAATTAAGATATTTCCCACTCTATCTGTTCCGTCCCCATCAGGAGTCCTTTTCGGGGATTCTCCCGTTCTAACTACTCGTTTCAACTATTTCTTCTGGTAGTTGGTTTTTCCTATCCTTTCCCCTATTCCTCTGGGGTCTGGTCCTTCTCCTAATTCTAGCCGGGACCTTCCTCCTTATTTCCCCTATAATCATTCTGGACCCTTTCTCTGTCTCCTTTTAATTACTCTTTAGAACTAGTTTATACTCTTGGATATCTTGTTCTATCTAGATATAATTTTTGATTAAAAATATACTAGCAACTCTCTCTCTCTCTTATTAATCCTATATCTCTCTTTACCTAGAACCTTGTTTAGGATCTTACTTTTGTTTTGGTTTTTGTTTGGGATTTAGTTCCGGCCGTTTCTTTCCCTTTTCAATCGGCTGATCCAGACACTGCTCGAATGCCTCCCGGAACAATTTCTCCGGCCCGTACCAAGACCCCTTACTACCCACGGCCGTCACCCAGTCGCCCGCTTCTTTCAGACCCTCCTCAGGCCTTGGGCTAATATCTAACAGCCTCCATTCTCCGTCCTTGGGTCCGACTTTCCAGATCCATTCCGACCAAAGATCCAGTCTCCCTGAAAAATGACTATTGGGTTCTTTCATAACATCTTTTTATTTAGACCAGGAAATTCAAAAGGAACCCAAAATATTTTAATACAAACCCAGACAGTCTTATAAAGTCGGGCGCTATTATTCCCTAGGTCTCTATTAAAACAAAACAGAAACCGGCTTATTCAGCGGATTTTTCCTATTTCTACCGTAAAATCCACCAATCCGCTCCAAAATGGGCCAGAAAATCGCCATTTTTCTTTAAAAACCCGCCAGAAAATCGACCATTTTCGGAAAAAATTGCTCCTGAACCGACTGGATTCCGTTCTTTCGATACAGGCCCAGGACCCTATTTTGGTCGGAAATCTTATACCAGGTCTTAATATAATTGGTGGCCGGACCAAAGGGAATCTTCTCCAGATCCCCGGGGCGTAATGGAACCGGTTCATAAACAATCCCAGGGCGGACCGGTGCCGCGCCGTCTTTATAAAACACATAAAGATCCTTTCGGTCCAGTAATTCTTTCAGGGACTGAATGTCCGTGGTCTTTGGACCTGCCGGAGCAGGGACCGGGGCTGCAGGGGCGGGTGCAGGGGCGGGTGCAGGGGCCGGGGCGGCTTCTTTTATCAGGTCATCAAAGGAAGGGATAAAGCCAGCCGTGACTACCACCGGATTTTGGTTGACTGCTGGCTTGGCTGGGGTCTTCTGGGGGTTTAAAATGGAACGATTAGACTGCCGATTATTTTCCCGAGCCCGTGCTAATTTCGTATTAGGATCTTTGAGGCTAAGATAGAATGTTTTATTCTGGGGATTAATAGCCTTGATAGTGGCTGACCAAACCTGGCACAATTTTGGATCCTTGTCATCTATTTGCACATGGAATATTTGTTGGCCGGGTTTTAGATCATCCGTGGTTTTAATTTCCATCTGTTCCAGGTCCCTGGTCAAATGTTGAATTAAGTCTCCACCCAGTTGCCCCAAGAACCCCAAATCAATAGTGCCTGGGTCTTTGGGATTACCTAGACTCTGGACCGCTCCTTGGGCCGTCCCTGCCAGAGCATTTCCTAATACAGACCCAAACGATTCAACAATATTTTCAAACATAAGATCTAGATACTTATAGCATCTTGTCCATAAGTTATAATAACATGGATGTTTTAACCCAATTTTTAGGCTTGTCTGGCATTTGGCAAACCGGCAGCTTTCCGCTCCTACCTTTAAAATTGCCTATCTCGGTTCTAGGAAGTTTAGATCAGACAGCCCCCATATCCCTATTAAATGCCGTTCAAACCAGGACGCCTGAATTGATAGATATCCAGCCGTTTATATCCCAGTCCCTTTCGTGTGGTTCTACGGTCTCCTCTTTACACCTGTCTTCAGTGGAATTACAGCAGATTAATCTAGGTTCTAATACGGGTTATGTTTCTATTGTCTATCAGACCACAGGTAATCGACCTTTTCGTCTGTCCGTGGACTGGAACGGCTCCACAGTAATAGACACCCTCTGGAGAGGGCCTGTGAGTGCTAATAGTTTGTTATTGTCCTTGTGCAGTGCCTCTATCACCGGGCCTAGTTCAGGAATTATTAGCTTTTATAAGAACTATTCAGCCCCGTCTGCCACCGTTACTGTTTATGATCCGTTTGATAATTTTGCCTGGAGCTATTATATAAACTGCCCGCAAGCTACACCCTTGCAACAGAATATACCCGGAACAGCATGGATGACGCCACCCATGATAATTACCTATACCTGGGACGGACCTGCGGGCCCATATGATATATTCACTGGCACCACATTTTTGAGCAGCACCCTGGGTTGGTGGTCTAGTGGCTTTACTGCTCCATATATGGTTTGGACCGACGTCTCCTCTTTGCTCTATGAAACCTTCTCCGTGCGGGTAGATGATGCCCATACTGATTCCATGTGGACGTTGTCCACAACGATAAATCTGGTGGCTGATTGGTATATAAATACAGGAACAGGTGGTGCCGTAACTGTCACCTATAATGGAGACACTCAATCAAAGGACATCTATCCGGGCACCGTTGGTAGTGCTATTCCGCCCACTACCCCTGTTGGTTCTATCACGGTGAATGACGATGGGACATTCGTCCTCAACTAACCAGATCCTTGGGTTTGATTCATAAATATACCAAATGGCCTTTGATCTTAAAACTCCCGCTCCTTTAGCTCTAACTGAATGGACCAAAAGATACCCTTTATTTTCTACTCAAGACACTAAAGCGGGTTATATGGCCTATTTGCGGGCCTGGTATAAGCAACAACCAACCAGTGAACAAGATAAGATTGATGAATTTCAATTGAAATATGTTCAATTATTACAAGAATTGTCTTATTTGTTCAGTCCAGAAGAATCTAATCTGTTTCTTTCTGATATAGACTGGACTAATGAAGAAGATATTGTATTGGTTATTCCTATTTTCGCCCGGAAGTTAAAGGAGATTTCTCAGGTGTTGGTTAATAAAAGAGAAAGTATCAAACAGGCTAAGCAGAAATACAGCATTGCCGGAACCAATGATGGAGTCGAAACTCTTTTATATCAATATATCTTAAATGGATTCACCCAAAGGAATCAAATAACCCAGATTCCATATTCCCCGTTGCGAGGTCAATTGCCAGCCCTTTCTTCTATTGGTGGAGATTTTCGAGTCGAAATAGAAGAACTCTATGATACCCAGACCTATTTTGATTCTGATCCAGCATTACCTGTTTCTGCTTATGATCTAGTAACTTCAGCCGCCGTTCCATTTGATAATATGGGCGTAGAGCAATTAAACCAATTGCTGACCAACAGATTCTTGGCCAAAGTTTCTGATAACACCGTCGCTGCTGTATTTCGTTCTTTATATCCAGGGATTTCTGCTGATACCTTTGATGTCCAAGCTGCTTCGTTGACAGAACAGTCCCAAGCATCCAAACAGTATATGGGCGCTGTGGTTTATAGTGTTTCGGGTGGGTATATTGACAATGCACCGGACCTGCAGTCTTCTCTTGATTTTGTTAGCGGAAATAATTGGTTTCTATGGCCTAATGGTTCTAAGGACTTGAATCCCTCCAAATTCATTAACACCTATAAACCAGTTCCTCTTAGTTCTTCTAATTTGTTAGCTTCTGGAGCTGCGGGTGGAAATAATATTAACAATTCAGATTTATTGTTTGTAGAGTCAGCAGGAAAAGTATCTGGGGCTTGGTTGAGTTTATTTTTTGATAAGGTGTCTGCAGCAAAAATGTCAGCTCATATTAAAGGAGAGACCACCAGAGACTTTCGATATCCGTATCCCGGATTTAATTTGACTCAAATTGGTTTAAATTGGAATGGATTTAACTTATCAGATAATAATCTGCCAATATTCAACCTACTGTCTAATGAAGTGCAAGCTAGTATATTGCGCGAGTATTGGACTAAGACTCTGCCTTTGAGTGCCGCCACTGATTTAGACATAAACAAATCAGATTTAGTATCCTGTGGAGCCTTTGCTGGTCCTAATTCTCTCTCGGCCGACGTTATATCTTTACGTAGTTCGATGAACGCCTTGGATTCGGTCTATACGGATCAACTTACTGGAACATCACAGGCCTTTCTTTACAAATTCCAATATACTGATATACCTCTGTCTATTGGAGCCTCTAATATATTGTGGCCTATTGGAAATAATTCCTCTAAAGTCCAACCTACTTCTTCTTGGTGTAATAATATACCACTGCAGACCTTGTGGGTGCCTACTAATATGACTGGGGCTGTTGCCGGTCTAACTTTAGGGTCCTCTGATCAAATTTATAAATTAAATGCCAGTGATTTAACGCCTGTGGAAGGTGCTTGGTTGAAGGGTGCAAGTATTAATAGTTTATACGAAGATCCAAAGACGGCCATTGCTGTTTATAATAGGGATGCCACGTTTTGTGCTCAGTATATTGACGGACCCATTCAACCGTCTTTGGCCCTATTGGTAGAACCTGGTGACATTCAATCCTTTATTTGGATGGATCAAGACACGCCCGCCGATCAGGTTTTTGCCTTTGTGCCCCATAAAACAGATTGCAATTACCTTATATCCAAAAAGGAATGCAATTGTAAATCAATACAATACTCTCCTATAGGCCACCAAGGAGATAAACTAACCGACCACGGCAGTGTTACTGATATATTATTTGCAGACCCTCAAGGACTGGGTTCTAATTTTGCCATCAACACCTATACAGACACCAGAGGATTTAATGCCCTACAAAGTCCTCAGTTCTCATTCTTTAGTTTAACTTCAGCTGCAGATGATGCTGTTGGTTGGGGTCCTGGTAACTGGAAATCTAATAATGGGGATACTATGATTCTCAAAACGGGAAGTAGATATACCTATATACGCACTCCTTTCCCAGCTAATATTAATAAACTACCTACTTATTTTATTTGTTTATATCCGTATAAAAATATATCCAGCCAATACAAATACGAAGAAACGGACGTTGTGTTCTTATTAGATTATAGTGGCTCTGAGTCTGCTAATATTAATATTATCAACACAGTGGCTTCGCAGATTATTAAAACGCTGTTACCAGACAATCAAACCAGTGTTCAAGTAGCTGCGTATGTTTTTGATGAAAGTGCTCGTTCTGTTTTTGGATTTATACAGCAACCAGACATCGTAGACTATGCTTTGCAAAGCACCACATTTAATTCTCAGGCATCCACAAATTATATAGCGCCATTAAGTGCTGCTATAGGATTATTAACTACCAACTTAAATCCTAGTTCTTACAACCTATGCAATAACATAGAGAACAATATTCTTAATGCTTCTGGGCAAGGTGGTGGACACGGGCGAGAATCTGCATTAAAGAAAATTATTATTATCGGAGACGGCCATGACACGGTTAATAACATAGATATAGTAGAATATTGGGACTCCGTTTTGCGGGCCGAGCAATATCCAATTCAAGTTTTTTCTATATCCTTAGGAGCAGAATCTGCAGACAATACCGTAATGCAAAATATTGCCAGACCACTAACCAATCATGTGGATCTGCAGTCTGTTATTATTAACCAAGAAGTTAATCTATCTACTTTTGCGAAGCAAATAGCCCAACAGGTTGGCAACCAACCTGTTATATTTCCTTCCTGGCAAAAGTCTATTAATAAAAACGGAACATGGGTAGACGCTGGCGAACCATCCGATTTAATTTTATCTCCTGGGGACAATATACAATATATTCATACTACAGGCCCTAGCTATTCAGCTCAGGCCATCAATGGAGATTCAGCAATATTCAAGCAGAATGCCACCAGTTTTAAAATTAAGACCAAGTTGAACGGCTGGGATTATAAAACATCTAACTATTCAAGTAATAATGTGGGCTTGGTATATGGATCCCAACCATTTTGGGGTAAAGTTTATAATCAACCAGATGTGGCCAATAATTTCAACAAAGAAACTGCTTATCTAGGCGGACATGTTCGATACTATAATGATTACATTCCAATCATTCAACCAGAAATTTCTGATCTGGTGTTGTCTAATAATAGTTGGATACAATATAATCGCAAAGATGTATACCCATTGAATTGGATTCAGCCCGTAACTTTAAATATCAGTGAAGCTGGGTTGGGTTGGCTGAAATTAAAACTGACCACAGAAGTTACTAATCTGTCTGCTCTGTTTCTAAATCAGCCAATGGATAAAGTGGTAATTCTAACCACAGAACCAAGCGATATCTTATTGGAGAGTTATACTGATTATAATCTCAACCAATATAACTATTGGGCTCAACAACCCTTTACCTATAAGGAATCCCTATACAGTAATCCAGCGTGCCCTTCGTTATTCCCTGTGGTTACGTCGGTGTTTATCAGTCCTGCTATGCCATGGGCTAATATGGATAACGTTCACTTTCCAACCATAGCAGCTGTTTCTGTGCCACAAAATCTAAAATCCAAAAGGGAATTAGGTTATTTGGTTCCTTCTAATCTAGGCACGTCGTCTTATCTCGGGAAGGGATATACCATGTCTCTGAATGTTGATGCTTTGTCTGGTCAGACTACTGAATCTTTGTTTTGGGATTTAAATGTTTATGGTGGACGTAATAGAGGCCTAAGCAAACAAGATCAACTAGCTCCTGTATCCATAACCAATATCGACAATTCTTGGTTGTCTGCTCCTTCCACTACGGGATTGTTATCTGGGACTATCATTAATGCTCGTCATTACCAAAAGATGGTCCCATACCAATCGGACGTAGAAACTAATGGATATTCTTCCTATGGACTCAGTCGTCCTGAGGATTATAATATATTTTGGACAACTGCCCTATCCTCTACGAAAACAGACTTTAATCAAGCCATTCTCCCATTGTTATCTGATGTTGGCACCATTACTGACTGGGCTACAGATCTTTATGGGAATGAATACGGTGTCTTTAAAAGTTAAGGCGCAAGGATTTGTGCGATCCTTTTATTGACTCTCACATGTTCTTCAAAAAGGGATAAATTTACATCTTCCTCTGTTTTGAAAAAACATTTCCACACGGGTAATGGTATTAAAACATTAAGAGCCTTAATGCGGGCACCGCACTTCCTGCAGGGGTTTATTTTACCAGTTATCCATTTTACCACCCAAGACATTGGCGGTGCATGTAAGATCCATGCCACCAAATCTCCAAAGCCATTAATATATCGAAACTTTAATGAAGGGTCTTTAATTTTCAAGGCTTCTAGATCTATTGGTTGTGTTGGAGCTGCTGGGTTCTCTGGGTTATGAGAAGAATCAACCATTGACCCAGCAGTATAATCTCCGACCCAACGCCACATGGCTAAATTTTGTTGAGTTGGTGAAATTTCTTTGAAAAGATACTTCTCCTTTAGAGCATCTGAAATAGTGTCGACAAACCCTACAATGGTTTGATCTGCCTTATCGAATATAGCATACATCATAAATTTATAGTTCGACCTATAGAAATCCATGCAGTGGTATCCCCAAGCTGTCTTATTTGAAAGTGTTCAATGATATTCCCCTGTATAACAGTTCGTGGCTTATAAAAAGAGGTGGTCATCGTCCTGTCTTTGGAAGAAAAGAATCCAGGAATATTAACAGATCTAACTCCATTCAATCCCGTCAAGGTATTATATACAGGCAATACGACATGGGCTATTGTGTTTACGGCTGATGGAAAAATATTACTTTGAGTGGTGGTGTTTTTTAAATACTGCAGGCACATCGTGGTAGAAGCCGAAAGATTTTTTAATATCGTGGTATCTACACCATTGCCTTTAGAATATCTGGTTGGTAGGTTATTATTGTCTAATAAATCATTATAATACCAGTTCCCAGCAACGCTAAATACCGAACTTTTAGTAGACAGATAACCAGTAGTGTTAGCAGGCGCCCATCTAGAAACATCTATGTTATAAATTAAGGTAAATTCTGCTGGCACGTGCTGGTTTTGCCAATATGAACTTAAGGTATTCACTATTCCATATGCATTGGAGTATAAAAATTTAACAGCCGAAAACTCTTTACTGACGGTATCAAACGCACTAAGGTTGTTGCTAAAGTTGGTTAATATATCTGTATAGATGCTATTGATGTTGTTAATAGCAATATCCAGACTAACCAGGTTTGTATTGATAATGGCTAGTGCATCACCTACATTGGCTGATGGGGCTATTTCGTATGTGTATAGTCGCATAAATTAAAAGCTTGGAACCCATTTACAGTCTTTAACTATATATGTTATAGATCGGGTGCCAATATCTTGGTGTGTCGGGTCTCTCTGCATGTTAGCTATAACATTAATAGAGGACGGAAAAGATCCTACCGACTTGCCATTAACATAAAAATAGCATCCAGCTGGCACACCTCCTCTATAACAATGAAAGTTGCCTACCGATCTCATAAGATTACAATCACAGGTGCCGGGCAGATGAATACCCGGCCACCAAAAAGAAGCATTGCTATAATTTGTAGAACAATCTAAAGTAGCATAGCCATTATAGCCATTGGAACCGTTTGTGCGATTGCCCTGTAGCTGTCCAATACAAACTAGGGAATCTGAAAACGGATATGAGTAATTTAAAATAATGGGGTTATTTGGATCTTCTGTTTGGTATACAAAAAACTGAACATGTATTTTTTGGTTCTCTGTATAATTTATAGCTGTTCCACTTTGAATGGGGTAATTAATCATCAACCATTCGGGAAGTGTTTTATTGATAAATGTAGTTTCGATGACACTGCCAGTTACACCGCCGGTGCGTATATTTTTAGCAGATACACTCTGAGGATAAAATGTAAAAATGGGGGTTAACCAGGCGGCGCTATTTTTTTGAGTGGTTGTGTATGTGGAGTTCCAATCAGCGGATAACGTAGAAACCGACGAGACGGCAGTCAGCCATCCTGTTTCGTTTTGTTTCCAGAAGGAAATAAATGGTAATATACTTTGATTGATTTGGTCTTGTATCTGGGCAATTTCAGCGTCCAGCGCTTCAAATATAAAATTTAAAGCAGAGAGATTATTACCGATGGTATTGTTTGGATCTGGGTAATTTAGATTCATTAGGATATTATTTGCCAGTATAGACTATTACCGACAGGGGTTGCTTGAACTTTAAATGTTAGAACGGTAGCTATAAACCTTTCTTTATAGAAGTCTGAGAAATTTGATCCGGCGGGTGGATAAAATGGAGTGACTGATGGGTTTGCCCCTGGGTAACTAGAACCACTGGCGATGTATTGTACGTGTTTAATTTGGCCTTTGGAAAGAGGTTGATAATTATTATATGATACCAAATTGGCATTCGCTGTGGGAAGGTATGGTTGGCAACCTAGTGGAGTAATAGCATCGACGAATGCTCCGGTATTTACCGAATCTTTGCTACAACTATAGACATACGGCACAAGAATTAATCCACCATCAGGCCACAATGCAACACAGGTCGCACCGTTCGTCGATGGGTTTTCTGTGCATTTCACCCCAAAATAATTGGTTCCAAGTGGATCCCCGGTGGCTATGTTAGTCGCGCAGTAGTTGGGTGTCGCTGAACCTATCATAGGTCCATATTCATCGCATTTTACTTTATATTTTTGATCTAATATAAAATTATAAGAAACTGTTTGTAGGATTGGTAATTGTATTACCAATATTTGACCCGTAACAAAATTCGTAGCTGGGAATGAAACATTTAACCACCCGTCTATAACTGCTTGTTGATTAGTAGCGGTATTTTTCGGCACGATGCCAGATAGACCTGTATAGGAAGGATATGCAGACACAAACCAATCCTCCCAATACTGAGGAACAGGACACACAATACTGGTGGTTTTAACCCATTCGGTAGAACTCATTTCCAAAACTGTGGTAGAGGAGCTAATCCAATTATCCTGCCAGGTGGCTATATAATTCATATTAGGCAACCAAATCGAGCTATTGATTTGAAATACACTATATAAATTTTGTACGGCTGATGTGTTGGATTTAACTGTATCTAATAGCCTGGCAAGGGCTGAAAGACTGGTATTCAATACATCTAAGGAGGTAGATGCACATAGATTTTCATCTATTAGTAATACAGAACTGCTAACAGGAGTGGTTCTTAATGAATTGATGTAACTGAAGTTCATTTGGTGTTAAGCCAATTAATTTTAAGTAATTGCGTATGGCTTGGTATTAATTTTTCGATATTAGTTTTTACAGACTCTTCTATATTAGCTTTAATTTGATCGTTGCCTGGGAAATTGTAAATGTTGATATTAAAATATTTGCTCTTGCTACCGGGCATATTAAACGTAAACCATTGCTGGATCTCTTCGATGTAATTACGTTGACCCGTTGGCATATTCCATACCAAATCAGGCCTAGGTATATCTAAAACAGGAGAGTTCCAATATAATTGCTGAATGATATCAAACATTAAGGGTTTGCGATATATTCTTAAATCTGCGACTTTTCCGACGAACTTGCAAATATTTTCTATACCAATAATATCATTCAATGTGGTAGACATTACGGTTCCGGCAGCGAGTAGTAGAGAGGATTTATATTTATAATCTATTTCAGACGTAAGGGCAGCCTCATCTATAAGATTTGAATCTACATAAGAGGCCAGTGTCTGAGTTTGACTGTCTGCAACCAATGTAAATAAGTGCCACCCTGGCGCAAGTGTTGTTTGGTTGGTGGTAAGATAGGTGGGATAGGCACTGCTCTTGGTTTGTATGGCCCATGCCAATTCCTGGTTGCCTCTCAATCTTATAGAATTGAATCCTGTAAAATCTCCCTTGCCTACAAATATTGGGTCGGAGACATTTTGGGGGTTTGCTGTGGTGGGTAAATTAGAAGCGTTTAGGTAGTATAGCAAATTACCATTGTCTCCAGTTACAAATATTTCTTTAGAATAGTTGTCCAATATTACCAATAAATCCTGCATCACAGGCGCGGCGTCACATTTATCTGGAAGTTGGATGGGTGCCTTAATTATACCCACAAACCTGTCTACAGATGGAATTTTTCCTATTTGTTTGGTCCATATAAATAGGTTGGTGGTTGTATCTAAACAACTAACCATGGAACCATCTAATAAGAAATAAATCTTGTCCTGGGAATCAGCTGTCATCCCATAGCAATTTCCAATAGCAGCAAACATACTTCGGTTATAGACGTGACCACCTACAACTGTAGAATAGAATATGGTGCCATTTAGATATTCCCAAAGCCGGCTATCTGATGTCACCAGAGAATATGCGGCCGTCGAGAATAATAAATTATTTTCAGTATCTATAGTAATACTATGAGCAGCAGCCGGAGCACTTGATGGGGATGGTGTTGATGTGCTGCTATTGATCAACTTAACATATTGCTGATTGGCTTGATCATAAACGTAAACATTAGATTGAGTGTCTGAAATAATGTGTGACGGTTTGTATAATGGTAAAGAAATCGATGCTAATAATGTTTGTTGTGGATCGTAATGATATGCCCGTAAGTTTAAATCATCGACAACCCAATAACTCATATCTTCAAGGCGGCAAATTAGACTAAACTGTCCTGCTGATAATTTATTTGTATCTGTAAGCGTTAGTTTGTAATTCAGAGTATATGCATCAGCTGCATTTTGGTCTATAATGGTGATTAGTGGTGCAATTGTTTGTTGACGATTAATTAATCCCCATCCAGACTGATCAAAATTTCCGAATATTTGGTTGCCTTGTATATTATTCCAATCTTCCACAAAGGCCCATAAACTAACCGTAAAGTCGGTATCTAATAATATACTGGAAGCAGCAGAAAATATAATGTGACTATTGCCATCAAAGTTAAAGTATTCTGTGGGTGATATATTCAGTTGATTGATGATCCGATTATTCTGAACGTATGAGGAGGCGTCCTCGACACTGTCAGAAGCGTTCCATGCACTAATATGAAGAGTCTTAAATCCCAAAGAGTGGAAAGGATCAATCTCTATTAAATTTATAGCAGCCGTTCCGCTTTGTTTTCCTGCGTGTGTATATTGATATTCAACACCAGGCTCTAGTTCTAATTGAGACGGAATGTCCCATATATAATTCAATAGCGGATCCTTTCTTTCAATGAAGAAATTAACCGCATCAGAACTTAAAGAAAAATATCCTGGGTTATAATATCGATCCATCCACACTTTGTTACTCTGATCCCCAGAAAGCCAAGAGCACAACCACCGGCCATCAGCTGTGCCTATGCTAGATGGCGTTGGAAAATTGGTAATTAATTTGCTATAATCTTTGCGATGGATTTCTATCCTATCAGCAATAAGAGGCACGCTGCCACCTAATGCGCCATTTTCGATAAATCCAGCAGAAGAAAGATACATGGCTTCTGCTGTTGGACAAAATCTAAAACTAGTTGATTCATCGGGTTTAAATACTATAGTAGTAGAGTCTGCCTGATACCCAAGATATATTTTTTCGAATCCATTGGTTTGTGATCCACCCGAAAAAATAGAATTATATCGTCTTTGGACACCATAATTATCAGGTTCATAAGTATAATCCCCAAGTGGCGTTTGGTGGTTCTTGAGAGGGTGAAATTTTATATCATAAGTGGCTGCTGTGCTGGTAATGGTTGGTTGCTCTATGGCAAATTGAAATAACCAATTTTGATAAAACTCACCGTCGTCTAACGATTTGCTATCTATTTGCAACTCTTCTGTATAGACTGTGGGGTTATTTAAATACGTCACTGCGCAGCTAGTTAATTGCATTGTATTATTAACTATATTATTTCTAGACGTTAAAGTTAGGGCGACACCGCTAATTGATCCACCAACGCTAATAGTGTTTACTATGGATAGCTTATTTGCTTGTAGATATAAAGCAGAAACCCAATTGGTATTAGGGACCATCAAGCACACATTGGTAGGTCCTAATAAATACTCAAATGTTTGATATAAAGATATGGACTCGGGCGCAAAAAACAATTCAGCACCGAGCATAGACAGATATAAATCTTGCTCATTGGCGATTTTTACAGAACTGCTATTAAATTTTAATGTAAAAATTTCCTGATTTATTAAGTTATCCTGATAATGCAGGTCAATCGCCGATAACACTAAACGATCCCCATCCTGAACGGTTGCCAATGAGGAAGTTCCAACTGCGAGCGGGCTGTTGATGACTGTTAAGTCTGTAAGATCGTCCGGCTGCTCAAGATTTATGAACGTCGACGGGATTAATGTGTTAGAAAGGATTATGCCTGTGTGATTGTTAATTGTGACATCCTGGGCTATTCTAAGACCTCGATGAAAGGCAAATTTTAATCCACTTTCAAACGCATATATGGTGGATGATAAACTATTAAAAGTTACAGGCCATATGGCCATGGCAGAAGCATTATTCATTAGCGAGGTGTGGAAAATTGATAAATTTTATTAGTGTTTAATTGCCATGACGCCTCTGTTTGATATGGAAAAATTACCGAAGCTATGCCCACAAAGTAGTTCGTGACTTCGGGTGTGCGAAAGGAAAATGACACATTAAAATTCCTGGTGGTCTCGTTGAAGCTAATATCTATACCATTGACGGCAAGGGTGCCTGAAATGTAAGATGATAACGAACTAACCATTAAATTTTTTGTAATATTTTTATCAACGTCGTGGCAGAACCAAGACATAGTTAAATTTTGGCTTAGGGTAACATAAAAAACTTCCCGGGTAACGGGAGACCACCACCACTGGGCATAATCCGTAGGGTCTAATGTTGTTAGGTTTATCGATTCTGAAATTGGTAGTATATTTGTATCTACTTTATCAATAGCCACACCATTGCTAGTTTTAATAAGAATGCTGTCCCCAAACGCACATACTCTGTTAATTGAATTGCTGGTTATATCTTCAAAAAAACTAGTGCCACTATATTTTAAAAAGGCACTGGAGAGAGTTGTCACTGCTACCGGGAGATTATCCGTTGACCGCTTAATCCACATTGCGCCGCTGTTCTGTTGTTTGTCTGCTATTTTACTCATACGGAAAGCGTTAATTGCGGTTGGCTTAATTTTTCTGTTGTGTCTGTTTTATTATCCCAATTTATTAATATGGGCAACAGATATTGAGGGAAGGTGCTCTCTATAAAATATAATACATTGTCGTTTTCCCCAAACATACTAGATCCAACCAATTTAAACCCCGACATCACGGTGCGCAACGTAGTCGGTAGTTGGGCATTAACAGCAATATTTATAACGTAAGGAACAGTATCTCCTAATGTATAAGCACACACCTGCAGATTAAACGATGATGGGGTTGTATATGTATGAGATACTGGATAATTTCTAGGATCCCCTGGTTCGTCTAGGAAACTTGAGACCACCACTTCATCTGATGCCCTGCACGGAAAAAGTGTCACTTCTTGCTTGGTATTGTCTCCCCAAAGATAGCACAGTTTAATCAATTTGTTAGGCAACACAAACGTGTGGGGAAATATTCTAACCATATAAGGGACATGTCCAGAAACAGCCAAGCCCCCTGAAGATGATAATAAATTGATAGATGTTGAGAAAGCCATTATCAATATTTATGGCAATCTATCAAGTAATCCTACAAATTTAAAGGGGATTCAGTCAAAATGCAACAGTTCGACGACGCATTTTTCCATAGGGTCGAGTTTACATTATTATTAAATAGGAAATTGGACATCAGTTCTTCGAAAGAAACTGGGTTAGTGCCACAAATAAATATAGTCGGCAGCGAAAGAGGAGATAATGACATGGCTTTCCAAGACCAACAAAACGGTTCCTTGCACGATTGCAGCCCGTTGATGCTTATATCTTCAATGGATAAGAATTTGCGCAGTTGATCCAAACCATCAAATAATTGAGATAGGGGTCTATTTAAAGTTTGTGCTGAATGAATCTCATTTTCCCCGATGAAAATTTGGTTGTTGGTAAGAACATCACTGAACGGAATTTTTTGTAAAATTTGTTCTCCGGGGATTGGATTTAGAGCAAAATATACATACGTCGTGCCACTGGTGGTTTGTTCTGTGACGAGCGCAAAGCTGGCATTTATAGATCTTCTGAAATCCTTTAAATTTTGAATAAATCTATTAAACCGTTGATTATAAACCACGGCCGTAGGAAATTGCGCTGGTTCTGTGAGAAGAGCAGACAAACTCCAGGACGACGTATTTGTTCCCTCTCCAATCGCATAGAAACTTGGATAGTCCTCTAAGACCAGTGCATAGTGTTTGCCGCCGATCAAAAGACGACGGTCAAAGCAAGACCGGAAGCATGATATATTGGTTTCCGGGTCTTCTGAAATATTGGCAGACCCCACATAAGCGACGGAAGACGTAAATTTATACAAAACAGTTGAACTGGTGGCATAAAGGAAATCCCCAGATTCGTCTAACTGTATTAATTTTAGAGTGTCTGTGGTCAGTGGTAGTATTTGATTTTTGAAGAAGTATTGCGGTTGATTCGGTTCAAAAATATACAATATATTATTAAGTGTCAGAATGTAAATAAATCCGGTGGTGGGATGAACACTAAATGACACAATCTTATTCCCTTCAAATTCATCAGCATAATAGGTAAACTTATATCCCAAGGAATCTGTATAGGTTTTAACGCAAGCATTATTATAATCCAGAACATATATAGTGTTTTGAACCTTGGTAATGTGGGTTGGCGCAAAGAATTTATCAGGATCTAATCTATTTCCATAGGCGCCTATGCTGTTATAAAATGTTATAGTTCTCGTATTAGAATCCAAATTAAAGATACTAATTTTATTGGTTATTTGATTGCTTAGTATTAGAGTTGTATTGTTTTGATCTACCCATATAGAAGCAATCCCAGATACTGGCCCAATTAAAGAATTATATCCAATCCACTCCTCGGTAGTTTCCTGGGGTGTTCCTGTATTGGTGAATATTCTTAACTGGTTATCATCTAGAATATAGATATAGTCTACATTGCAACAAATATCTAGGACATTTGCAAACCCAGCTTTATCTGCATACGCAAGAACATTAAAGTCTGTCGCATTTGTTTCTATGGTGGACCAGGTGATACCCTGCCAAATTCTATTAGTGTTCAGACCAAGCCACCCATAATATGTCTTGGGAGTGTTTGGATTTAGAGTTTTACAGTTTTGGGTAAGATAATCTAGATTGTGTTGTAATCTAGTCATAGCCGTATTGAATATGTCTGCGACTCCGAATTCATTAGGCTGGATTAGCACTTCCTCTAAAGAGTAAGGAAATACTAAAGATGTATTGGATAATGATCTAAAGTCTTCTTGGTTATAACTAGGCCATTCTGGTAAAATATGAATAGGCAGGGCGCTTCCTGTTGTTTGTGTGCCGCCTACCTTAAACGCCGTAAAGCTCAAAATCATAGTCCCGGCTGTATTGTATGTTAGATACACCGGGTTTATATTCGCAAGCGTTTGTGTTGCACTACCGTCCCCCATATTATACGCCCATCCACTTACAGCCGGTGGAACTGGGCTTGGTAATATTTGCACTGTTATTGGGGCTCCTGTTACTTGGTGATATTGGGAAACAAACAAAGCATTGGTTGTGCTTGGTTTATAAGCTGAAACATTTATACCACTGGTGGATGGTATTTCAATCGTCTGTGTTTCGGCCAACCACAAATCCATATCTCCATTATATGCAGAATAAGCAGAAAAGGTGCTTGATGAAATTTTAGCTGCTAAATTAGCATATGCACTTACACTGTAAATGTTAAGATTGTATTCGTTATATGTCAATGGCTCGTAAATGTCCCGGCTGTTTTGCAGCAAGAACGAAACGGGATCAAGACCCAAAACTGTCTGCGTATAAGACCAATACGGAGCACTTATAACATAGGTAATAGAGGTCTGTCCTTCTATTAAATTTAACGGGGTGTTATCAAGACTAATGGTTGGATAAATGTTTAACTGATTTATACTATTCAAATCTATGGACGAAGTGTTGGTGGAAATCGATAGATTTAAAGTAGGATACTCTACAATAGTTGGATTAATATTAAACCCGGTATTTCCAGAGGCACTTGTCGTTTGGGCTGACATAGCCGGGAAGCTGCTAGTGTATAATGTATTGGTGAATATATTCAATCCCGTATATTGATTACTTTGGGAGGATGGTATGGCTCTGCTGTTGATGAACATCTTCAACGGTATACCAGACGCGCTCAAAGACTCCGAATTAATAGGTATAATAACACTACCAGAAAAACTAGATAACGTAGTTGTAATGGGTCCGGCTATAAAGTCAATAGTCGAAACATCCAACAAGACGGGCGTCGCAGAAACTACAAAGTCTTGTGTGCCGTTAATGTGGTTATTGTAAGCTGACGGCTTAATTGATATACTGTAATTGTTGTTATCTAATAGGGTTAATTTATTACCACTAGGGGCCCATGTATATGGAGGATAAACTAAAAACTCTGGAGTTATATAGAACTGGCTGGATGGGACTGTATAAAAACTACCAGTTTGATAGATGTTGTGGGCTATGTCTCCCCATCCATAAGCATAGATGTTAGTAGCACTTAGAGTTATATCTACAGCACTGACCGCTCCGCTGCTTAAATCGAGTTGGTAACTAGAGACTCCAGAGGCCAGTAAAGAATAATTCGTTTGACCCACACCAGAAGACAACCATAATAATCTAGTATCCACAGCAGAAATTAGTGACATGGCACTAACATTAGACCGCAGCATATAAACATTGGATCCGTCTGATGGACGAGTAAAAACGTAGTTGTTTGGGGAAATATCAAATACAGGGGTATTAGCACATAGAGCATATGCTACACTATACACTGCATTAGCTAATGATTTTGATGGGAAGTCATCTACTGGAATAGTCAATTCTGCTGTGTCATTCTGTAGGTTGATTGACGCATATACGTTTAAATTTCGAATATTTAACTCACTAGCAACTGGGGTTGTTACTATTATAGTTAAACTGGATGCCACCCCATAAGTTGTGGGTGAATGCCAATTATACGGCTGTCCGGCAGAAATTCCGTTTGTAAATACAGCACTGACATTTGCCGGATTTGGGGTATTATCATAATTCCAGAACCACAACATCGAGGTGCCTTCATTGAAAGCGGATTGCAAATATCCATTGTAACTGGTTAATTGTAAATTATAAGTCCTTGTAAGATTCTCATTAGCCGCCGATGCTAATGTAATTAACGGACTTTGACTTTGTCCACTGGATGTGGATATGCCAGTATTGACATTGTAAAAGGATGTGGTATCTAATGCCTGGGAGGATACTGCAACTGTTATTGGAGATACTCCATAATTGTATATTGTGATGGTATCATTTAAATCATACAACACAACCGCGCTGTTAGGAATAAATGATGAGGCCTTTATACTGGAAATTATTGGCTGATTTGTGCCGCTGACGCCAACATTTGGTCCTGTAATTCCCCACACTATGTCTGTGCCATTTAAATCTTTGAACGGATAAGCCGAAACAGAGGTTAGACCGGATATAGAAAGAGTTACCGACCCCACAGATTCATTCAAAACTGTTATGGGTGTATAATAGACCATTGATTCTGGGCTAATAGTAACATCAATATTCTTAAAACAGTCAGTGAATCCGGCGAAGGTGGAAAGCTTAGGACGTATGTTTAATTGTTGTGTTTGGGCTATATCGGTGTTTACATATCCCAAAGTAATTTGGCGGGCTGAAATAGCCGGGAACCATCTATTGGCTGATAGGGGTATAACTAATTGGTTATAAAGTGGGGCGTCGCCCGCTGATAGTTGTAGGTTGTTTATTAAACTTGGGGATGAACCAGGGAACTCAAAATAAATTTGATCAACGTATGTTTGGTTATCACAAGAAAATTTACAGGTGGAAAGATCTAAGGACGACTGATGATAATTGGTATATAGCCATGACGACAATGTTACATAACCTGCCCCAGAAGCTGTCTGAACACTGGTTAGATAATAATTAAAAGATGCTTCCGCGGACAGGGAGGATATCAATTGATGCCCTGAAAGAGATAGCCCATTGGTTGGTGCTAAACTGGCTTTGTAAGAATAGTAGTGTGGGGGGAATTTTAAAATCCATTTAGCAGAGACTTCTGCGGAATTAGTATAATTGTGGAAAAATACTGGGTAGTAATTATTACACGGTAGGTTAGGAAAGGTTGTGCCGTTTGGTAGTGTGTAATATTCCAGGGATGTTACTGGTTGTATAGCACTAAGAGCAGAAGCACCTACAAATACACCACTAAGGCTAGAAACCCCTATTACTTCCAGTATAAAATTTTGAATATTACCCGTTCCACTATTGGTGTTAGAAAAGTATGGCAGGTCTGCAATAAATCTGGCGGATAAATTAAATACGCCAATATTTGCAGCCGAGGCACCTACTTTAATGGTGATCGTATTATTTTGGGGTTGAATATTTAAGACTAAATTGTTATTGTCTGGGGCCCACATTGGTAGCGCGGTGTTGCCTTCATATGGGTATAATAGTGTTTGGAAATATTCAACAGAGGCGGAACTCAGTAGCTTGGTAATGGGGTTGAAGCTACTAAACAGTTGCTGGTTGGTTCTAATGTTGTAATGATTGTATCCGGAATCATTATATTGGGCTGGCGCTTCATCTGCGTATGGGGATAAATAAGCCGGCGTAATTCCTCCATTCTTTAACACCATAGAATAGGCCCATTCAATAGAATCCGGGCGGATGATTCTTGGGGATATGTGGCTAGGTAAACCTATATTTAAATTTTGCCAATTGCCTCCTATTTGTTTGGGGATACATGGAAGATTAAAATTTAAAACGGAGCCATTATACAGATTCCCCAATCCATATATAATTTGAGTATTATTAGTGGCATATAGAGCCTTTAATTCATAAGCCAGAGCCATGCTAGAGGAGATGGGTGATAATGAATTTATGCTGAGATTGTTAATATGGTCTACGACACTACTAGCATCAGCTAATGGATTTACACCACTAATACTAAATACTGTAGTATCCAATATTGCTGCGCTGGTGCTCATGGTCCATACGTCATTGCCGCTAATATTTTGATGTATTATATTAGTAGGATATATCACCAGTCTCTGGGGAATGATAACTATGCCGGGATTTTCGATATTATCCGTCGGCGTAAGTTGTTGATTGTTGATACTGAATACGTTATAGAACGATCCTATTTTGTAATTTGATGAGATATTCCAATCAAATGACACATAATCAGTGCTGCTGGGAGTTTGATAATTAACATCAAAGTAAAGTAATCCTTGGCCATCAGCGGCTTTGAGAGCCACTGGGAAGGGGCTTAGTTGAGACCTTGTCTGAGCTATTCTAAAGTTATTGGCTGCAGATGTGCCGCTCGTGCTTGCAAATATGGGGAGTATGTTAACTGGTTGATTTACAGCCACTTGTGGCCATTCAGATAGAGGTGTAGCAGAAAAATTCTGATAGGTGATACCATTGACCTTGGACAATAAAAATGGGTAATAGTTATTGACTATAGTGTTCGCTTGCACTGCGGATGTTCCACCGTATTTGATGAGTGGATTATATACAGAAACTGTATATGACAAAGAAGGCCAGGTTCCTCTTTGCTGGATTCCGAAATAATCTAAAGACGTTAATGCAAACATTAATACTATTTAGTTGCCCAGACGAATTGTCATGGAAAAATATAATAATATAGGGAACCAGGACGCAAGAAAATCCCACCAAACATATTGAGAAACGCGCGGTCGATGAGGTTATCTGAGTTATTCAGTCGCAAACCGTTCATTAACTCAAAGGAAAAGATAGTATCTAAGATCTGTTCGTCCCCCATCCAAGCGGAAATGCTGGAGTTTGATGATAGTAGATTGGTTTGTGTGTTTTTCCAGTCTATTATCCCCTGTGCCATAGTATTATTGGATTTAGGTATAAACTGATAAAACTCATAATAGTCAGACCAATTATCCCCCAGGGCCATGGAAGAAACCCAACTACTTAAAGAGTATGTCGATTGATTATTAAATTCTCCTAAAGATACTACCCTAAAATCTCCTAAAGATCTGGTGTTTAATATCACACATTGTCCGGCAGTTAATATATCACTAGTTGTTAACAGGCCTCCCCGATTGTTTGGCTTATACTCTCCACACAGCGGGCATATATGATTAGATTCGCTATCTTTTACAGTATAAACACTCTGACAATGGCACGGAGCCCCTAATAGTTTATTAAAGGATATACTAGCCAAGTTCATCCATCGTTGAATGGCTTCTGGATATGCTAATTTATAATCATCAGTTTCCAACCCAACCATTTGGGCTAGACTATACAACTCATTAATGTTACAAGTATCTATGTTTTGGGTGTTGTTTAGCCAATTAGATATTTTTTCATATGCCACTACACCCAAATCCTGATATTGCAGAGGAGCCTGGCCAAAAATACCACCAAGATATTCATCAAACAATACAGGGCTTTGTTGCATGGCTGGTAGCAGAGCCAGTTCTTTTATTTTACTAGCCATGTCATATGATTCATTCTTTTTATATATGCTGTGTGGATTAGAGCACAGCATATCAAACATGGTCGATATACCTGTTAAGGAAATAGTGGAGGTGCCAGTCGTATAATTGCTAATGGATGTGCCATAGCGATTAACCCATTGCCAACCAGTCCAGTCCCCGATAGAAGATAAGCTTGGAGCCGCAGAATTGTAATGTGTTTGGGTGAGCCCGTCATCGTCTATATTAAAACTAAGGCCTGGAGGATTGATTCTAAATTTTGAGGTTTCGCTGCCAGACAAATCAATAACATGTATATTGTTGGTATTATTATTCAATACCAATATATTGGGTGGTAAAAATTGCATACCTCCAAAGCTGCTGACGCTTAAATTATAATAGGATAGTGCACTGGTGTTTGTATTATAGGTTCCTAAAACATTTGTTCCACATGTAAACCAGGGATGTTGTTTGTCATCCACCGTAATGAACCTGATACCAGAATATGGAATAGTTATACTTTGTTCAATAGTCGTCGCTGATAGTCTTAATATATAAGAACTATTGCTACTGGTCATAGTGATCCAAGTTTTATTATTTCTATCCACAACAATGCCTTTAGGCACCGAGCTGACCGCGAGCACCGCCGAAGATTCATAGAATCCTGAATTGTTGTATTTTGTTATAAATCCGGCACTAGTATTATAACCTATACTCCAGAAATTATTATAGACGTCTGGAGATCCTCCATATATAGTCGCGGTATTTGCAGCAGAACCACCCATACTTATATTCGTTCCAGATATCAAAATAACTGCTGTGGACGGCTGAAGTGTAACCCATAGGTTCTTATTAGAATCCAAGTAAATAGACTCTAACTTAACATTGGAGTTGTTGATAGTGGATGTAAGGTCTATGCTAGTCAGTAATGTGTTCTTAGAATCTCTCTTCTGTATTATAGAAAATTCCTGATTTCCAGCCCATGTGTTATTGTCAGGGAAAGATTCAATGGCAAAACTGTTGGGGGTTTTGGTTATATAAAAATCAGAAACCTGAGCTTTGTTAATATTGGGATTATCAGCAGACAGCCATGTAGGTAATAACTGTATTTTAGATATAGTTCCTAGTGTTGGATTAGACGCCCAGGCCGCAACAGGCAACCAATTAGCTGAAAGGGCTGAAAGGGTCGTCGTTGCCACTGCTGAAATTTGGGCAGATGTAGAAGAGATAGTGCTGTTTAACGACCCTTTAATAAATCCAACAGCACCATAAGAATCCAGCAATACTGAAAGGTTTCCAGAAACAGGGCTGGTGGCTGAAAGGGTTGCACTTGAGAAACTATCAAAATTATGGTAATGGCTTAAATTACCAGCTGAAAAATATGGAATAAAAGTATTCGTCTCATCCTCTTGATATGTTAAGGATACCACAAGGGGGTAACTTACGGCTGTCCATTTTGGATTAGTAAGATCCCAAATGGCGTTTTCTGATATCTTTAGTTTGTCGGGGTTTCGTTGATAAAAAATATAAGGCTGAACCTCTTGAGCCAGGCTATTACTAAATGATGGAAGGGCGTTTTGAGTAGATCTATTAGGATCGAACGACCTGGTCGCGCTGGTCTCTAATGTGGCTAGAATAGTGGAGTAAGGTAAGCCATCCAAATATTGATCTATGTTATAACTATCATCAATAAAATAAAATTCCGCGGTTCCTGTGTAACCGATAATACCATTCGCCCCATATAGCGGTAAATCCTCAGTCTTTATTCTGTCTATTTTATTGCCAGATAAATCTAGAAATCTCCATTGAGGCTCCAAAAAATCCCATTTGCTTGCTTTTATTTTTTCTGGTGTTGATCTGGAATACAGAGCATATAGATCCACCCAATGTTCCCCTGGTGTTATTGAGGTGATTCTAACTCTAAATGGAGCGAGCGGATAGTGGCCTGCTAGTGTAGGAGGAGGAACCCTCTCAAAACTAATAGATTCTTGTATTAAGTAACTGGCAGATACTGATCCGGTTACACTGAAAACTTCTCGCGATGGCGTTGTTACTTGAAGTGTTGGGGTAAACCGTCCAGGAGAAGAATATACGTGTTGAGGTTCTTTAGTATTGACATAACCAAAATCTCCAAAATTCCAAAAATACTGAGCCCCTGGTATAGCAGCAGAGGTTCCTGTGGGAGTAAAACTAAAATCAGTAATTCCCACATATCCAGAAACTGGACTAACATTAAACGATAAATCCATAATTAGAAGTCTGCTATTGTGATATTATTGGTTTTATTAATAACGACCTGAGCGACGAGGTTGCTGCTATTAAATAAGACGTATTGAAATTTCCCTAGCGGTATACTCTGTGTGTAAATTTGTTGGTATTTAGGATATTTGATATCCGTCATCAAAACAGAAATACCAGGAACACTGATTTGTAGTGTTGGGCTATATGTTTCAAGACGGCCGACCCCGTCTACATTTAATACAAGCGTGTTGAGTTCTAATAAATTTATAGTCTGCCCCAACTTTAAATTATCTCGGTGAAAGAACGTATTGAAAATAGTAATAACTTCGGCCCGAATGGCGCTATCAGAGCGTTTGCTGTTGTTTGTTTTGGTGATCTGCAGGCTGTTGGGACTGGTGGATATATTTGCCTGATCCCCCGGAACACAAAATGTAATATCCATATACTCTGGATCCATTAAAACTACCTGAGACGTAACTATCTTAAATTTATTAACGGCATCTAATATTGTTTGTTTTTGGGTTGGATTAATAACCCTTTGATTATTAAGGGGAACCAAATATACATAAACATTATTAAAATTACAGGCATTGGCATAGTGCACTTGATTGAATAATACATTAGTATCCAATTGGGGCTGTGCTAGTCCTAGCTTGTATAGATAAGAAACATGGCTGCTTAAATATTCATCATTACCCATAGCCTTTACATCGGCTAAAATGGTGCCGAATTGGCTATTTACAAAAAATTCAAAATCATTAACATTGGCTAATTTTTGTTGAGATCTAAAAACACCAGGCGCATTAAGTCTAATGTCATCCACAGATTCCGCAGGAACAACACTGGTGGATGGATAAACATTGTTCAATATTATGTTAGGCAACTGATTAGAAGTCAAAAACTTATTATAGTCAGGAGAGACATTAGATATTAGCGCCCCATAAGATAAAGAACTAAATAATACGGGATAACTAGGATACAGAGCCCCTGCTGCTAAGTCTTCAGCTGCTGTGTCTATATTGAGATAATATATCTGCACGGTGTCTCCGGCGTTCAATTGTTTGCCGTTGACTCCATTTCCAAACTTTATTTCATACCGCAAATTTTCATTTAACCTAGCTTCAAAATTACTGTCTGTATTATTAGAATTTAACAGGCTGTCTGTGCGCGTCCATTGAGACCAAGTATTGGTATTAGCAGTTTTCACATAGACATCAATGTAGTAATGGTCTAGTGTTATGGAATTGTCTGTGGATAAGAATATAATCTCATTGGAGTTACCAATGGCTGTGTATGCTGGATATTCTTGGAAAGTTCCTTGATGGAGGAAGTATTGATTGGGTAAAGAAACTGTCTCATTAATATCGGTCCCCAAGACGGAAAACGATATGTCCTCAACAAATGAGTAAATAGAACCTCCTGTGGTGATATAACTATATCTGGGAATAGTATAGTTTCCGGCTGCCAAATTTAATTGATTGGCGTTGACAGTAATATCAAATCCAACAGTTTGACCTGCTGCTCCCCGGGGACTATAAGAAATTAACCGCACGAGGCGGTTCATATTTTCATAGATCTGGGTTTCGTTGAATTGGCTCCCTGCTGCTGATTGGTTTAGATAGTAAACCAGGGTGCTATAAAAATAACCAACAATATCATTTAGTGCAGCAAGATGGGAGCCTGTGTAATTTTGATCGGTGAATACGTTATTTGCATTCAGTCGTTGAACCAACAAATCCCGGAAACTAGTTCCATCAAAGGATAGATATGTGTTATTTTTAAATGGATCTGTGTTGGAAATCATAATATGGATATTTGTCCGTTGTTAATAGAAATGGAAATGGATGCTAAAGTGTTGGGTTTTGCATTAATATTATAATTTACCTGTATACTATATGCATTTTGATCGGGTAAAGGTCTAACAATACATTGACTTATTGTAACTCGTGGTTCATAGGTTTGTATGGTTCTTACTATGTTATTACCGATTAACCGACCTAAGTCCTCTGAAACCGGCTCGAATAAATATTGATCTAAGGCTGTGCTTATTTCGGGAGAAAGTATTTTATGCCCTGCCCGCATATTTAGTAAATTATTTACAGAGTTTTTGATCGCAAAATCATCAAAATCCGCCCGTATATCATTGGATCCTCTAGAATTACTACCCTGCCCAGTGGTTTGCCCTTGGGTTAAATCTAGATGCAAATCCGAGTAGATTGGCTTACTGATGACCCTATTATTGGGAGTGGGGGAGATAAATTCCCTCTTCGGTTGTTTATTAACAAATTGGTTTAGGTCAATGGAGGCCATCTTTATGATAAATACTTAGGAGACACATCCACATACTATGAAATTTAATGAATTTGACACTCTTCTAGAATCTGCCATTGCTTTGAACGCTGGTGGTGGCTTTAAAGAGAATACGCCCGTAAAATTGCGCCCTGCCTTTTTTAAGAGTGACTACTTTAAAAATCTATTATCTGCCAATCCTCAGGTTGCTGAGTATCTAAAGGCAAAAACAGCCCAAGACTATTTCTTTTTCATTAAACAAGTGGTTTCAACCAGGGGTGCAACAGATGCTAACTCTGGCGTAGACGCCCTATATTTAAAACTGAAACACGACCCTCGGACCCCAAACGCCGCCACAGAATTGAATGAATTTGATGTTCCAGCCAGTTTAGATTATGTGGAGGTCTTGAATTTCGGCATTAATATGCCGCCCGTTCAGGCAGATAAAACCTTAGGAGACAAGTATACCAAGTTTACCACAGGACAACCAGAACCCGCAGAAAATTACTTTATGCGGGTTGGTGATAAGCAACTTGGGGAAGCTAATCCCAAGAAAAATACCAAGCTAGCTAATACCAAGGACCCCGAAAAGTGGAAGGTCTTTAGCAAGAAGTAACAAGGAGTATTATGGGTCTCTTTTTGGATGACGAAAGATGTCCAAGACATGTTACTTGGATAAAATTACCCAATACTCTTTGGACTACCGTTCGAACCTTCAATGAATTCGTCTGGTATATCAAGAATCATCCACTACCAGACTATATTTCCTTTGATCATGATCTGGGAATGGGTCAAACTGGATATGACTGTGTCAAATTTCTTGTAGAGTATCTTCTGGATCATCCGACTAAAGATTTGCCCCAATTAACATTCCACAGCCAAAATCAAATTGGGGTGGATGCTATGAAGCAGTATTGGAAGAATTTTCTGAATCATTAGTGGGTTCTGATGATTGCCAGCCGGTAACACACCAACGACAGTGAGTTCCGTTTTCGTCTTCATGGTTGGATAATTTATCTCCACATTTCTGGCATTTGTCAGAGGTTGAGGTTTCTTTAATGGGATGGCTTATATCCAGCCATCTATATTCCCCTGAGGAGGGTTCGATTTTATTCATTAATGATAGTGGGATAGAATTATCAATTCCGCCGTTTCCCCTGGAATAACATACTTCACCAAATCTTGTTCTTTCAACCAGCACCATAACTCTATGGTTTTATCTTCGAATGATTGTAGTTTAGTTAGTGGTATTCCGTATTCATCTGTAATACACCGATAACAATAACCAGCTACCCAATATCCCCCGCCCATGCCGTCGTATAGACATCCCATGGATTTTTCTGCATTTTTACCACAATAGCCAAATCCTAAATCTCCCAGTCTTTCCTGTTCGGTTGTGTCTTGGATCTTTTCCTTTGCAATATCCAATTTGATACCCAACAGAATATATGTTTCGCTTCGGACTCCCATATTATTTAGATCCTAGGATATTTTCTAGATTCTGCAAGCAGCAATAGAAGTTGATTTCATGGTCTAAAACCTGGTTGTCCCGATACATAGATTCTCCGATCTCGACGAGAAGTGCCTTTTTATGGTTTTCACGCAAGGACTCGCAAACGTATGCGCTTTCAAACAGGTCTTTAAGCAACTGCTGGAAGTCACTATTGAAGGCTCTTTCCGATTCAATCACCATTTTCCTTAGATTCAGTGCTGAAACCTTCTGCATCAAGGAGCCAAGAATAGTGGCTGCAAGATTGGAAGATTCTCTCTTAATGGGGATCTGCAAAGATCCGGTAATCGAATACTTCTGCAGATCATTAATCATCCGACGAAGATCTGGATACCGCTCTTCCAGGAAGGTTCGTAGTAGTCCCTTCTGGGCTTCGTCTATTTTAATCTTCTCCTGTAGTAAGATATAACAGCACCGTTTCATACACCCTTCAAAATCAGGAAGTAGGGGAATAAGTTCGCACCGAGACTTGATGGGGGCGATAATCCTATTGAAGTAATTAGCTGTAAGAATAAAGCGGGTCGTCTCTGCAAATTCTTCCATGGTATTGCGAAGCATTCGTGCCCCTTCGCCTGAAATGGAATCTGCTTCATCTAACAATACAATCTTCCGCTTCCCATCCAAACTGCGGGTTTGGGCGAAACTCATTACCTTGTTTCTTATGGTGTCAATACCATTTTCATCCGAAGCATTAATATAAAGATATTGGCATTTTAACACGTCTCGAACTAATATCTTAGCAATACTACTTTTACCAGACCCCGGTCCAGAATAGAATAGTAAATTGGGCACATCGTCTGTAATCTTAGAAAAGTAATCCCTATTCCTTGGTTCTAATACTAAATCTTCCAAAGTTTTAGGAGCATATTTATGCACCCATAATTGATCGTAATGGTTACTCATTTTTTAAATCCGTAAAATACTAATACAGTCCAGCTTACAAACTCTACCAAATAATTCATAGTAATAATCCAGTCAAATCCGAAAGTAATTGTTAGATAACTATACATAAAGATTGACCCAATAGCAATACATAACGAAATGTCTAAAGGAGTTCCGAGATGTTTTTTAGCTTTTAAAGTTTTATAGGCTTGAGGGACACCACAATATGCAAATAAAAGGCCTCCTACTAACCCAATAATTTTAACGAAAAGTGTGTTCATCTAACGTTAGTATATCTTCTAATTTCAGGTAAATCACTTCAATTCCAAGACTCTCTGCGATTTCTATTTCGCCCTTTACACCAACAGATTTGTCCCATCCATCTAACGTTAGCACGGCCAATAAAGAACAGCAGTTTAAAATGGCCTCATCATACGATTTCCAATAATCCCAGTTAACTGGTAGTTGGTGAGCTTCTGCTATAGGGTGAGTGTGGCTAATAGGTGAAAATACCTTAACACCTTTACTCATTAAGATTCCAGCCACCTTATTAACGTGTGCAAATCTCAAAGATCTAATGTAGGGGTCTTTGTGGGAATATGGCACAGCCAGATAAACCAATCCATATTCCTGTAGAATATCTATAGGTTTGGTGAACAAATGAAATTCGCGTTCTAGTTTCATATTAAATAGCGACTGGGGCTGTTAAGACATCCCCAGATTTATAATCTACCAGTTCAGTGTCTGTATACTCCCAATTAAAGATACCATTCCACTTTTCGGTTTTGATGGTTGGGGCGGCGAAAACTGGACGTTTTATGAACTCTTCTATTTGTGACATATGATTAGAATACGCATGAACATCCATTAAGAATCCAATCAATTTTCCTTCCTTCAAATTGGCTTCTTTGGCTAAAAGATGAAGCAATAATGCATAAGATGAAATATTAGCAGGAATGCCTAGATAATAATCACACGAACGTTGGTTCCATGCTAAGTTTAAGTAGCCATCGATTACAGTGACTTGCCAGCTATAATGACAAGGCGGCAAGGCCATATGTTGTAGAGATAACGGATTGAACGCATTGCATATCATCCGACGATCGCTAGGATTAGTTTTAAGGGTGTTGACGATATTTTTTAGCTGATCAATACCTTTGCCTCTAGTATGGAAATCTGGATGATCATTTATTTTGGGATCATGAAAATCTCGCCATTGAACCCCATATACTAATCCCAAATCATCTTCAGCCGCCATTTTCTTTTTAGATTCCTCGTCATTACCATAAGGAACCTTTTGAGGATTACACCACCCATCCCAATACTTGCAACCTCTATCTTGGAGCCACTTCTTAGACCGCAAGCCTTTGATGAAAAACTCTAGTTCGACTTTCGTGGACTTGAATGGTAATTTACGCCTGGTTAATAGCGGAAATCCATCTGCCATATCATGTTCAAACATGGCACCCGCAATAGTCAAACAATCTACACCAGTTCTGTTCCCCTTCCATTTTCCTCGTTCTAAAATTTGATTGAGGATGCGAGCGTATTCTTCGTCGTGAGTATTCATTTATTCTGTATCTAATTCCAAACCGTTTTCGTTGAAGATAAAAAGAAGCCCGCGACTATCTTCTACCACAAATCTTACCTTGCCAGTTAATTTGGTAAATCTAGCTACGATAATTCCATTGAATTGATAATCTCCACCAACCTTTTTGACTTTGTCTCCTACTTGAAGTTTATGCATCTTTCACATTCCTCCACTTAGTTTCTGTTACTTCATAAGGCTCTACTTCGGACATATAAATCCCAAAATCGTCTTGAATGCCGTCATTATAAGATCGTACGTAGGAAACCTTCCAATACTTTCCATCTTTAGGAACCACAAAAGTCACCCGGGAACAATCGGGTTTGGTTGGAGTATCACTTAATTCAATGACTCCATCCATTTCCATTAGTTCAAATAATTTGTCTCTATTTATTTGTTTATTCATACTATTTTCCTGAGCTGCCGAATCCTTTGTCTCCCCTGTCTGTGGGAATTACTTCATCTAACCATCCCACAGTAGCTGGGTATACTTTTTCTACCTTAAACTGCGCAATGCGGTCTCCCTTTTTAAACTCATATTTCAATTTATTGTCTGGGGTGTTGCCATTTAGCAGAAATAGGCGAATCGCCAAATCTCCGCGGTAAAAATTATCTATCTCCCCCAGATGAGGTTGAATGCTGTGTTTGAATCCCAATCCACTCCTGGGTTTAATAGCTAGACCAAACCCAGGAGAAATGTATGCTACCTTAATCCCAACTGGCACTACACCTTCTCCAAAAATAGTGATGTCTTCACATGCATACAAATCCCAACAAGAATCTGTTGGGTATGCCTTTGTGGGTAATTTGGCATCTGGATGAGTTTTAACAAATTTAATTTTCACATCACCAGAGTTAGCTCCTATGGTGGATTTTTCGTCATGTTCTAAAATTTCTGCGTGAAGTCGCATTACATCGTTATCCATAGTATTAGCCTTCTATGAGTGAACTTCCGGGAAATTGGGTGTCAATCACCTCATTTACCCTTTGCTGTGGAGTTTGCGTTCTTACACTGTTTTGAGAAAGCCATTGAAGTAGTTCTCCGAGTCTTTCTTGTGGGATTTGATAGTCCTGTCCATTTACGGTTATTCTGCTTTGCATAGACCAATATTAACATTTCCTCTATCGTTTTCAACGTGGTAACCTAAATATTAAGATGAGTGACGAAATCGATGAAATAGTAGAGCAGTTAAAGGCGGATAATGTTCCTGGTATTAGGGCGTCCGCTAATACCACTCCTTCTGAAGTAGTTACTGATGCTAATGTTGAAGCATTCATCTATGATAAGGCTGCCAAGTTAATTGAGATGAGTATGGGGGCTGCTTTGGACTTAAAGGAAAGTGTCATATCTGGCGGGGAAGCCAAAGAAATTGCCGCCCTAGCTTCTTTGTTTGGGGCTGCAACCAAAGCCATCGAAACCCTGAACAAACTCAATTTGCAGAAGAAGGATGCGGTTATTCAAAAGGAACTAAAAGCCATGGAATTGGAGGCCTCTAAGAATATCGGTAAAAATATGCTAGAAAACACGAAGGGTAATAATACTACCAATATCGTGATTACTACCCGGGAGAAAATTCTAGATCAAATCTCTGGCAAAATAACAGACGCCCTGCCGAAACGCAGAGAAAATATCAAAGAAGCAGAGATTATTCCTAATAACCTGTTAGAATCAGGAGAATGACACTCAAACAGGAAAACCAGAAGTTAAAGAAACTCTTGTTGGAATCTTTAGAGGAATTGGGGTGGTTGGCAAAAGCTAATTCCTTACCAGCGATTGCTGGTAATCGATGGATGGACATCGGATTAAAAATCCACAACATGTTCCCACATGAGCCTATTAGTAAGGATTTTCGGGAACTAATCCGTCAGTAAACCCCTTTCCAGTTGCCCTCGCCTGGATTCTCCACCATTTTGTTATAGTCAGCAAAACTGGTTCCGGCCTTAAAATCTTGAGGCTGTATGGTGGAAGCTAAGACCTTCATAAAGGCATCTTGTTCCTTGTGCAAATAGCTACCCCAACCCTTCGTCCTTGCATAGAGGTCCTTCCACAGCAACAAACGCTTGGACAGCGGATATGTCAGCAGGATTTCGCGCGTTTCTTCAGGAGTCTTGGGCTGCTCTTTCGGTAAATTGCGAATATTAAGCCACAACACCCTGGCATTGTTAATATTTTCTTCAATTTCAGGAGTGGCTGTTCTCTTAATCCCCTTCCACAGCCCATCTAACCAATTCAACACCCGTTCCTGATTGTCCACCGTTCTATTTTTACGAAAAAAATCATCCACTATCCGAAGCTTGTCTGGTATAGACGTATTGGACCCCTTTACTTCTACCCTAGTCATCTGCCATGCTGGGTCATATTTGGTGATATCTTTAGACTTCATCTATGATATTTATATCTTCTTTAGCCGGAACTTTCCAGATCTTAAAGCCAATCTTCTCATCTAAGTCAAAAGATTTGCACATCCACCAACTATAAATCCGATACCACCGATCTTGGAAGGCATCAGTTTCCTCGCAAAACCATTTAGTCTGGTCCGCCTTAGAAACCAAATTCCCCACCATGAAACAAAAATGAGCTCCTATCCAATAAAAAAGCTTCATAGGGACAATATTTCCTTTACCTGGTTTATTCTATCTTCTACAGATCCAGTCAACTGAATCATTTTCTTGGTTAAATCATATTCTCCAAGCGTCTTATAAATGATGTCATCAATATCTCGTTGAAAGTGACTTGCTTGGGATCTAACCTGATCATCTACGATAGGAAATTCAATTGGGACATAAAAAATAAAGTCATACAAAGGTAAAAACTTTCGCATCAATTCCTTGGTAATGTTCAATGTTTCTGCGGAAACCTTTCCTTGTTTGTGAAGGTATTCCGTATAAGCATATCCGTCGATTACACACCGGTCCGCAAACCATCGATCCCTGCAAAATTTCTGCACATGGCTGCTCTGGACAATTAATTGAACCAGATCATCCCCGTCCTCATTAATATTCATACCAGACTGAATAATATGTCGGGCAGATGAACTATTATTTAGGACGGCAATTTGGTGGGTGGCAAGGTAATCAGCCAAACCATTCAAGACGGAACTTTTACCTGTTCCATGGGCTCCTGTAAGTGCGTATCTCATATTATTTATATTGCATATCCATCCAATTCCAATAAGCACATGCAGGGCAATGGGCTGCTAGACCTTTGTATCCGGCGTGGTTGTTTCTGGGGAAATAATCTCTTGTCTTGAATGGCCTATCACAGTGGCCGCAAATAATAGATAACTTGGGTCTACCCCATAAACAAATATTCCACCCTCTGTAATCTTTAGCTTCACACAGTTTCTCATTAGGTGGTATATAGACACCAGACATACATTGAATATTCATACAGACACCAGACATACATTGAGTTTGGGTATCCATATTAATCCCAGTCATTGTCTCCGCAAATTTCACACGTTTTGTATCGTTTGCCACCGCCATCCGTATAATTGTCCGATTTATATTTATGGGGGCACAATGCGCGAATGCTTCCGATGGCCTTCCGCACCTTGGAAAGATCTTCAATTAGTTGGTTCTCTCGTTTTAAGAGATTGACTATATTGACTAGATTATCATCCATGTCTTATAATATCCCAGTTTTGCTTGGATTACAAGTCATAAACAAATACGGCATGCTCTTTTAGCGTCCGGTTAATAATAGGTTCTATCTCTTCCCACGTTCCTCCGGCGAGGCCTGTCCCGATTCTTGGCATGTGGATGCTGGCATTGTAAATTTTGGCTAACTTAGCCACCTTATCCAAGCACCTTTCTAGTTCTAGATAATTTACATATCGCTTAGTAACCTTATAGGTTGGTGAATATCCTTCTTGGGCGATCATATTAATTACCCACAAACTATCTTCTACTTGGACCTTTTGGGTATTACCCATTTCAAACGGAGCATGCGGCCATTTAGCCTTAGACCATGAACGGTATTCCATTTCGGGTTGTTTCCATTTGTTGGAAAGAGCCAAAACAAATCCCTTACCCCAACCGCCTTTATCGTTACAAATATGAACAATAAACCGATTTCCGCCGGTTTGGGGTTCTGTTGCGTCTCCTTTAAGATAGGTAATCATTTGCGGTTTTTAACTCTTTTAATTTCAGTAACTTTGCCTTTAACTAGTTCAGCTCGCCATTCGATCCAACGAACCTTCTTCTTTTCGTCATTGATGTCGCCTATATAGGTATAAAACCAAATGGTTGTTGTTGGGTATTGGCGTTTCCACCTCAGATTGACTCTGACTCGTTTCCATCCTTTGGTTTTCGGATCCCTGTGGTCTTCTATATCATATACCTTTTTCCAAAGAGTCCCATTTTCCCGAATTTCGTAGGTCTCCATGAAATTCGGTTCGAGATCCTTAGTCTGATATTCCAATTTATTAGCTCCCTTTAAAGGTAGAGGAAAAAAACAAAAAATATAATTAAAAAGGCCCATAATCAATAAATTCTGGTGGATACCGAGCTGCGTCGCTTCCAAAATCGATACAAATATGGTGGTCGCCCGTATTTTTTCCGAATTCAAACACAATTTTACCATAATGACCATTATGATTGTGTTCAACAGATCGCTCCCAACCCCGACGAATTAATTCTTCATGGGCACCTGGTTTAATGGTTACCAACCGACCTTTGTGTGTATAATCATACATAAATTAGGTCCAAAAATGTTCCCTGAAATCAATCATTTCCTTTAGAATTTTAGTGTCGGTTTCTTTGATTAGTGCTTCTAGTCGGTTAACCTCTGCATACTTCTCCTCAAATGGGGTTGGATCTGGTGGGCCGAAAAGGTCTACATCTGGATAGGCGTCATTTAGTTGGTTTTCTAAAATTACACGACCATTGCGGATATAATCTGCAGATTTATCCAGCCATGCTTTAAATATCTTGCGCCCCTCTGTCGATTCCCAATCTATCCAAGAAGAATCAGCCTCCTCCTTAAACTGTAAAATGGTGGCAAAATTAATAGAGACGATCAATTCGACCAAATCACACCAGCGCCTTGGGATAGACTTGCGGATAATTGGGTGCGCAGGTTTAAACCAGGATCGAATGGTGTAATATGCATTATCCTTAGTTCGACAGAACCAGTATTTAAAGTCAGATAAAGACTCTCGCAAGAAATACTGAATGGGATAGGACGCTTTCATGTCCAAACGCCATTTAACCCAATCCTTGCTCGACATGAAGTCTGGATGTTTATACCAAAAGGGTTTGCTCATATTAGTAAGAATTGAAAACGGCTTCCTCCTGTTCAGCACAAAGCACTTCGGACAGTTCTTCCAAAAGATGCTCGGCAGCCTCAATGGTTAGCGGAAATTCCCCAAATTTTGGAATCTGCACCAAAACCGTCTTGGGGGATTCTTTCCAAGCATGGATAATTGACTTGTTGGTAGTAGGCAATTTGTTCTTCATGGTTTAAGAATAGCTGATTTTAATGGGAATTGCTAGATTTTATCGAAAATTCGTTGAGATGCTTGTTTAGTATATCCCACGATTTCTAATGGAGAAACGGAAATCAGGTCAGAAGAAAGACCGGCAAACCGGCGCCAGTGAATAGGGCGTTTAGAAATCGAAAATACTACCAGGGCATAAACCCAAAAAGGTTTCCACCACACCCAGGTGCCGTTTTCCATTCTAGTAGGCCAAAAGGCAAACTTCTGGATTCCTTGTAGAACTGCTGATTTAACTTGATTCTTGATTCATGAACCTAGAATCAAGAATTTTATAAGGAAGGTCTAGAAAATACTAGACAGGCGGCTGAACATACCGGTCTCCATTGGGAGCTACATACCGGTCTCCATTGGGAGCCACATAGGAGGAGGAGGCGACTATAGGTTCGGCAATTATCGAAGATATATCAGGTCCTTCTAGACCCAGGCCACCTATAGAAAACCCTGTCATTTTAGTGATTAATTAATACAGCATTTCCGCTGACTAATTGCACAAAAGAAGCAGACTGCGGAAATGGTAAAAAGTCGCCAGCTCCTAGTTGAATATTGGTGAGGTTGCCTAAAAACAAGGGACACCCACTCACAGCAGAAATCATCGTATTGGTCAGTGCCTTAATACCAGCCCAAGGACCAGTGTATCCAGCCGTATCAGTGACATAACGACCTCCCCAGAGATCGAAAACAGTATTATAATCAGGTCCGCGCATATATCCTACTTATCGAGGATGGTGGTAGAATCTTACAGATACCACTACCAAACTAAATGAACGCCGCCATATCTTCCACGGGCCATTAAAATATACAAAAAGAAACCGCAGATCCTTTCGAACCTGCGGTTTCGTTTGATTTTGTGTTATCTACAATTACGGTAGATACGTCACTTGCGAAGAAGACGACTGGAACGATGCTCCAAGGCCTTGAACAATCACCAAGTGATAGTATAGACTTGCTCCAAAGATGTGATCGATTATGCCATAACGGGTCATTAGACCCACACGTGGTGCGAAGTCATTTGGTCCGATGGTCCTTTGGATCATAACTGGAATGTAAGGGCAATATACAATACCTGTGTCGTAGTATTCCGAACCCTTATAACCTAACAGGGCGTATTCAATGCGGTTGCTTGCGCTTGCATTGATCTGCCGCGATTCGGTGCGGGTGTCGCGATAGACGGTGAAACGTCCACCAAGGGTTCCTACTTTCGCAATTCCGGTTGGCTGGGTGTTAATGTTTCCATTAACGGCCATCCATTGGAACTCAGGAAGCATTTCCATGATTGCGCACACTTTCGGCGTTGCAATGATGAAGTTTGCGGATCCACGACGGTTACGAATAGCAACGCGGTTTGCTTCGATGATAACCTTAGCATAGAAGTCACGGTTACGTTCTCCAAGCCAACGAGCATCAGCGGACTGGGCATACCAGAAGCTGTAACCCGATCCGGAACCTGCATTCAAGCAAGTCTGGATCATGCGGATCACGACTTCACGGTCGATTTCGGCCTGAATTTCATAACTCATGGCGTTCGTCAATTCTGCATCGACGTCCAGCCCGTTCATGTTCTTCAAGTCCTGCTCCAGTTCCACAGACCACTTAGCAGCGAGCCTACGAGTTCCGGCTTCCACAGCAGTCTTGCTGAACTGAAGGGTCATCGTTGGGATGTTACCAGTCAATTCAAACTGGCTAAGCAACTGAGCAACGCCGATGTCTTCGACATTGAAGCCGGACATCATTGGGAGTGCCGACACATCCGAAGTGTTACGACCAGATAGCGATGCACTGGAAGTTCCGGTGTAACGAGTGTCCAGGTTCTGGTAACCAACTTCATTGGTTTGCGAGGTGCGCCATGCGGCTCCGGTCATCGCGGAGTTACCGTCTACATCACCAGACGAAACCTTACCAAGGGGATTAGCTCCATCATAGTAGTAACGAAGGGCGAATGCGAGACCAACAGGTCCGCTCATGGGTTGAACGCCGACGATTTCGTTCGTAATCAGTTCAGGGAACGTCCTACGAATCATCGGAATCAGAACCTTAGGAAGACGGGCATCATTCGATGCATACCAGTCAGATCCACCAGGGACTGCGTTGCCGTTATTGCCAGTAGCGCCGGAACCGAAGACGGATCCACTACCACCAGATTGAGGGCTCGATTCGTTTAGACACCAAGCTTCTTGGTTTTCCATTAGGATAGCGGTCGTAAGACGGCTATGTTCATTCTCCAAGGGAGCAACCTTATCGGAACTATAGTTCAGAATTGGTGCCCACTTTTCGAGGATTGCTTTAGCGCGGGAACGGTCGATATAACCGGGCGCGGGTTTTACAGAGTTTGTGCTCATATTATTGTTGTGTTGTTTTGTGTTTTAGAATCCAATAGGGGATTCTCTCCTGTTGCTTTTGTGTCAATTAAAATTTCTTATCAATCGACTGCAACTCACTCAGATATCCGGTGACCTGCCCATCTGGGCGGTCTGGGGTCTTACGAGGCTCGGCCTTGGGAACTACAGCATCGCGAGTCTTGGACCCGCTTACTGCTTCTTCCACAAGTTGTTCTGCCTCGGAGGACTCTTCCCTCTCGAACATCTCAACGACATAGTTAAAATTCTCACTAATATACTCAGGATCCTTATCAGAAAGGATCTTGGTCAAATAGGTTTTCTTGGCACTGTTCATGCCTTTGGTCTTCTGCTCCAAGATCACCGAGGACTTGGACTTCTTATTGGATTCTGCTAAGACCAGGTTTTCTTTATAAGCTTCATTCAGCTGAGCTTGAAGTTCGTCGATCTTCTTACGACCATTTTCGATCGTTCCTTTGACGGACTCATTCAGCTGCTCTGGGTCAATAGCCAAGAACTTACGAATCTGACCCAATTGCTTCTTCGCATAGTTATTCGAAACGGCTTCTTCTAACTGAGCAGCAGGAATAGCCTTTTCCAAATACAGATCCAAATAGTTACTGATCTTGCCCACCAAGGTATCACTGAACTCCGTGGCCTTCTCATTGATCGTCTTACGATACTTGTCAACAATCGTCTTGAGCTTATTGGTGTGATTCTCTGTAATGGTCTGAACCACCTTCTTCAGCTTGTTGGTGTGGTCGACATCAATCTTCTCCAAAAGAGTCTTTAGCTTGCTGGTGTGATCCTTATCCAACTTAGCAACAGCATTTTCCACTTCTAAGGAAACTTGCGTATTGGCCTTTTCCTTTACAGCACCATCAAAAGCTTCGGCAATTACCTTAGCAGTTTCTTCGTTGATGGCGGTTGTTCCATCTGGTCCTGTGATTTTCTTGAGAATGTCAGAAATGTTCATTGTATGTAATTATTTATCTAGTGTAGGGTCCGTTATGGTGAAATTACTTAGAATCGTCTTTGCCGGCTTTCTTTTTCTTAAAGAAAGTCTTCGGATCAAATTTCTTCTTTCCGTCTTTTTTGTCGTCCTTCTTTTTATCCTTATCTTTACCTTTAATCTTCTTTAAGGTTTCCTTCACCTTTGCCTTGACCTTTTCTTGCAAAATGGTTTCTAAATTCTGATGGGCCTCAGAGTATTGATCTGCAAAGATCTGGGTGATTAACGTAGAAATGTTCTTAGCGCTCATGTGATATACTTAGATAGGTGATGGGATAGTTATGAATTCTTTAGAGCGTTAATGAATGCTAAAATATGTTCCTTCAAATACTTCTCCGTGTCTTTCTTGGGGAGAGTAGCCATATCCTTTTCAAAGGCGGCATACAGGGGTTCGAATTGTCCGGCTTCATTTAGGACCCACTGCTTTGATTCTAAGATCCCGTTTACAAAAGCTGTTGGCACACTAGGATCAGCCACCACATCAATAGCCACGATTCTTAGACCCTCTACTCGCTTGACACTATTAGACTCTTCTACTAAACGGCCTAATGACCGACTAGACACACCTAACTTGACACCGTCTAGAACTAAGGATTTGGCTAAGATGCCCAATGGAGTCGAAAGCATCTTGCTCTTGCCTTCAAAGTAATTGCCGTTTTGTTTTAGATTCGTCACCATGTGGCAAACGCGCTCTAAATTGATTTCAGGGCTTTGAGGGTGATTTAATTCTCCGGTGGACCTCTTCGTCACAATCATCTCAGTGTTATAACGATCCACTTCCTTGACCATTTCTTCTAATGGATAACGACGTTTGTTCTTGTTCACTTCTTCAGCCATCAAGAACGGCCCAGAAAGATACATCGTGGAAGGGGCATTTCGATTTTGTTCGTCCAGCATATATGTGACGTCAAAAACTGGCTCATCTACCAATAACTTAAAAGGGGACATGATCATTATATTACGTATTTATCACTATGGTAGTCCAAACGAATCATTTAGATGGCCCTTAAGAATTCTCTAATTCCGCCATCATAATGTTTATTAACACCCCTAATAATTTGCTCATCGGTTAACTCTGCTAAACTTTCTTCATCCATATCACCCCAAGAACAATCAGCTACCCATTCTCTCATGGCTGCTATTTGCTCTGCAGTAAATATGGGATTTATATTTTCTTTTAATAAGTTACAAAAAGATTCAAAGTTTAACATATGATTAACTATTTAGGTGTTTCTCGGTTAATACTATGAATTGATAACCTTTAGATTTAGCCCACTGTGTAGCAGCAGACCACTTGGCTTGGTTAATTCCCCAATGATATCGCTCATAGAGCATCGTGGATTGTTTTTTTCGATTAGTAACTTCGGGTGGTTTAGTTTGTTTTTCTGGTTTATATTCGATTAATAATTTTTTAGTAGTTCCGTCTTTCATAACCATGTGACATACAAAGTCTATAAAATATCTATGCACCCTTCCATCCGCAGGACTTTCGTAAGGGACCACTACAGATTCTGAACCCCACATAGTTACGTTCGTAGAACTATCAAGCCACCTCATTACTTTTAGTTCTGCTCCTGATCTATAAACAACCGGAGTTGAACCTTTATACTTTTCTGGAAATCTAAGAGTATAAATTCCTTGGGAATACTTGCCGTTTTTCTTGTTCGGTTTAGCTTTCATTATCAACCTATCCAAAACGCGGTGCCGTGCTCTTGTCCTATTTCGGCCTTGTCGTGTTTCAAATCATTTTCCAGCCGATTTCTCTCTTCCAATCCTTGAGACATAAGATCCTGATAACTAACAGACTGTCCGCCAAATAACGAGGTTCCGCCAAATTTTCCACGAACGTGGGAGACGGACATCTTAGTCAATGCCAGGGTATATTGTTGAACCCATATCTGACTAACAATACTCTTAATTGGTAACTGTAAGCGGACGCCCATTAGTCCGAAATATGGATCCGAGGCCTGACTGGGTTCTGGGATAATTTTAAGAATCTGAGTCGTGGGATCAAATCGTAAATATGGATCCGAAGCGAACAATTTTCTTCTTAGTTTAAGCCATCCCGACATGGCATTCCAATTCACTAAATCAAATCCCATGTTACCCATCAAGGCCCCAAAATAGGC